GGTGCAAGCCCCCGCTGAAACGCGGGGCTTTGCTTGCCTCCCTGCCTGCTCACGCTCTCGCTGTGCTCATGCATAGCGTGAGCAATGCGCGTGCAGTAAGTGCATCCGTGTGTGTGACACCCCCCAAAGGGGTGTCCACACGGTGCTCTGCACAGAGGTTGCACCTGCTCACGCACTCGCTCTGTATAGGGTGTGGGAGCGAGTGCAAGCAGTTATCCACAGGGTGATGGGAGAATCACAACATGAGCGCAAGTGATCTGTTTTTGGTGGGCGGGGTGATGGCCATCCTGTTTGGGTTTTGGATGCCCGGCCTCGCGGCGCTCGCGCTGGCAGTCTTTTTGTGGAAGGTGATGCGGTAATGGAAACGCAACAACAGGACCTGGGTGAGCAGTTGCAGGCCGCGGTTATGCAGGCCGCCATCGATGCCGCGGTCAACGATGACGCAGACGCATCGGTGAACCAAAAAAAATCGTCGGGAAAAGGACTTGGGAAGGGCGGCGTGCCGGTGCCGGGCGGCCGGCCCAAGGGCGTGCCCAACAAGGTCACGCGCACGATCCGCGAGGCCGTCGAGGCCGCGGCCAAGCCCGGCGGGTGTCACCCCGACGGCCTGGCCGGCTGGCTGATCGAGCGGGCGCAGGGCGGGCTGGGCGATCGGCAGATCTTTGCGGCCATGGTCAGCAAGGCCATGCCGCTCCAGGTGCAGGCCAACGTGGACGGCGGCATCAAGATCCAGTTGGGGTGGTTGGGCCAGCGCAACATTGGCACAACGGCGGCACAAATACCGGATGCACAACCGCAAAGCATTGATCTAGAACAGGAAAGCGACGGCACCTATCGGATTATTGATCAGCAGACCCAGCCGGCAGGGGCCGGGCAGGGGGCGGCGGCAGGGGTCGATGGCCAGGCAGGGCAGGGCGCCGCGTCAGGCACGACCGCGCAGAACGACGCAGGAGCCGCGCAGGGTGAGTGAGGCTATCACCCCATCACCCAGCCCGCGATCGCGCGCTGTGCGTGGATTTGGCCCTGGTCTTGGGGTATGCCTGGCCTGGCGCGGGAATCGTGCCGGCCGCGACCCCCACCCCCCCGTCGGCCGGTGGTGGGGGCCTGGCTTGAGCAGGGTCCCCCGCCCCATTTTCACCACCCCCAAAACCCCTGTTGAGAATCACGCAACATGAAGTTATCCGAATACCAACCCCGCGAGGTGTTCCTGCCGCTCCACAACCGGAGCAAGCGGTGGACGGTGGTGGTGGCGCACCGGCGGGCGGGCAAGACGGTGGCGATGTGCGCTGACCTGGTGATCGGGGCGTTGGAAACCGCGTTGCCCAAACCGCAGTTCGCGTACCTCGCGCCCCAGCGAGATCAAGCGAAACGCGTGGCCTGGGCGTACCTGAAAGACCTGACCCGCGACTTTTGGTCCAAGCCACCCAACGAAAGCGAACTGAAGATCACGATCAACAACGGCCACGGCGGCGAGAGCACGATCTATGTGGCCGGCGCTGACAACTACGACGCGTTGCGGGGCATGTACTTTGACGGCGTGGTGATGGATGAGATGGGCCAGATGCGCCCGAGCGCCTGGTACACGGTCTTGCGGCCGGCGCTCTCAGACCGACGCGGCTGGGCGATATTTGCCGGCACGCCCGCGGGCAAGAACCTGTTTTGGAACCTAAGGGAAGAGGCGCGACTGAACGCAGACAGCCACCTCCTGATGGAGTTGCCAGCAAGCAAAACCAACATCATCCACCCCGAGGAACTGCGCGACGCCAAGGCGCAGATGACCGAAGAGGCGTTCTTGGTCGAATACGAGTGCTCATTCGACGCCGCGGTACCGGGCGCGTACTACGCCAAGCAGATCGGCGACGCGTACACCGAGGGGAGGATTGGCAAGCACGCGATCGACCCTGCGTTCCCAGTCAACCTGGTGGCTGACCTGGGCTACACCGACAGTTGCAGTTGGTGGGGCTGGCAGGAAACCCACGACGGAATCAGGATTGTTGATTTCTACGAGGACGACAACCAACCGATCCAGCACTACATCGACTGGGTCAAGTCCCGGCCGTACCTGGTCAACCCGCGGGGGGTGTGGCTTCCGCACGACGCCCGCGCCAAATCCTTACAGACCGGCAAATCGATCATCGAGCAGTTCTTGGCCAATGGGATTAGGCCCAACCTGGTGCCCGAAATGTCGCTCCAGGACGGCATTGAGGCCGTGCGCATGGTCCTGCCGACCTGTTGGTTCGATGAGGACAAGACTTACGAGGGCGTGGACCACCTGCGGGCGTACATGCGGGAGTGGGACGAAAAGACGCAGACCTACCGCAACCGCCCCAAGCACGACCAGCACAGCCACGCGTCGGACTCATTCCGGTACTTGGCTCTTGCCGCGCGCCCAGCGTCGAGAAAATCAAACCGTGCGCCTAAAATCACATCATTGCCCAGAGAGATGAACTATCAGTTCGCATTAAATGATCTTTGGGATACGGCACCAACACGCAACGCAAGGATTGGATGATGGACCAGACACTCATTACCAGCGACGCCGATTTCAAGAACACGCCGATGGGGCTGGCCCAGCGATGGAGCACCGAGATCGAAGCATCCCAACAGGAGTTGGGCAAATTTCATACGGACGCCAACAGGATCACCCAGCGGTACCTGGACAAGCGCGACGCGTATGGCAAGGACGAAAGCCGCGTCAACTTGTTCTGGTCGACCATGCAGGTGTTGTTGTCCATGCTCTACGCCCGGCCGCCCAAGGCCGATGTGTCACGCACCTACCAGGACTATGAGGACGATGTCGCTCGCGTGAGCGGCACGATCATTCAGCGTTTGCTCAACCGCGGATTCGATGACAACACCAGCGCCTGGGACGCGGCCGTGCGCCAGGGTATTGAGGACTGGCTGGTGGTGGGCCTGGGGCAGATCTGGTTGCGCTACGAGGTCAAGACTGAGCCGTACACGATCGACGCCGTCATCGAGCCGCTGACCGGCATGGAGTTGGAGCCGGCGCAAGAGGGCGAGCGCATTGTCGATGAAGATGCCCCTTGCGACTATGTGTACTGGGAGGACTTCTTTTATTCCCCCGCTCGCGTATGGCCCGAGGTGCGTTGGGTTGCTCGCCGCGTCTACATGACCAAGGACCAATTGGTCGAGCGGTTTGGCGAAGAGATCGCCCGCATCGTGCCGCTGTCCGGTCAAAGCAAGACCAAGAACTACAACGACCAAGCGCCCAGGCACGACCCTTGGAAAAAGGCCGAGGTGTTTGAGATTTGGTGCAAGGAAACCCGCAAGGTCTATTGGTACGCCAAGGGTTGCGATGTGATCCTCGATGTGAAAGAGGACCCCTTGCGCCTGGACGGTTTCTTTCCCTGCCCCAAGCCGGTCGCGGCCAACGTCACCTCCAGCAACTTCCTGCCCCGCGCCGACTACATCTTTGCGCAGGACCAGTTCCAAGAGTTGGATGAGATCAACACCCGCATCACCTGGCTCACGCGTGCGGCCAAGGTGGTGGGCGTGTACGACAAGAGCGCCGAGGGCATCCAGCGCGTGTTCAACCAGGGCACCGAAAACCAACTGATCCCGGTCGACAACTGGGCCATGTTTGCCGAGCGCGGTGGCATCAAGGGCCAGGTGGACTGGATCCCGATCCAGGAGGTGGTCAACGCCATCGACCACCTGCGCGTGTACCGCCAAGACAAGGTCATGCAGATCTACGAGGTGCTGGGCATCTCCGACATCATGCGTGGATCTTCCAAGGCCAGCGAAACGGCGGCCGCGCAACAGATCAAGGCGCAGTTTGGATCGACCCGCATCCAACTCAAACAGTTCTACATCGCTGACTGGATCAGCCAGGCGTTGCGCATCAAGGCCGAGATCATTGCCAAGCATTGGCAACCCGAAACGATCGTGCGCCGCTCCAACATTGAGCGCACGCCTGACGCGCCCTTGGCCATGCAGGCCATCCAGTTGATCAAAGACGAAGAGTTGGCCGAGTACCGCATCAACATCGAGGCCGACTCGATGGCGGCGCTGGACTGGGCGGCTGAGCGCGACGCGGCCGTGCAGTTCATGCAGGGCCTGGGTGCATTTGTCAGCCAGGTGGCGCCGCTCGCGCAACAGATGCCGAGCGCCGCGCCGGTACTGATGTCGCTGTTGCAATGGTCGGTGAGCAAGTTCCGCGTGAGCACGCAGATCGAGGCCGTGCTTGACCAGGCGATCACCAGCATGAAGCAACAGGCCATGCAACCGCCCCAGCCGCCCCAGCCGACGATCGATCAACAGATCGAACTCAAGAAAATCGAAACGCAAGCACAGATCGCCGCCATGGAGTCGCAGACCGACAAAGACATCGCCGCGCTCAAGGGTTCGATCGAGATGCAGAAGGTCGAGTTGCAGGCCAAGATGGATCAGATGCAACAGCAGTTCGAGAACATCCGAGAGTTGCTGGCCATGAACCCCGACTCAGGCACCAAACTTGGCCAGTTGCTCGACAACGTCCACACCATGGCCACCGGCGCGATCAACACGCAGGTGCAGACCCAGCAACAGTTGGCGCAGGTGATGGAGCAACTCAACAAGCGCAAGCGCCGCGTGCCCATTCGCGACGCCAACGGCGACATCGTTGAGGTGCGCGAGGTTGACGACGAAATGTCACCCGGCAACCAGGCCGCGCTCACCGGCGGCGCGCCGTTGCCCCCGGCAGTCACCCCGCAAATTGCGCAACAACCCTCACTTCCCAACTAAGGAGTAACAAATGGCAGTTAACTATTCCACCGCCGCCAAGAATGCGCGCCTCAATGCTGTGGCGGCCACGATCGATGCAGGCTCTGGCCCTGGCGTGTTGCAGATCGGCACCACGGCCATGGGCACCGTGCTGGCCACCATCGTGCTGGCTGACCCTTGCGCCGCGTCGGCCTCTGGCGGCGTGCTGACCTTTTCGGGTTTTCCGCGCTCCGACACCAGCGCCGACGCCAACGGAACCGCGGCCGCCGCACGCATCCGCGACAGCGACGGCAATGATGTGATCACCGGCCTGACGGTGGGCCTGGTTGGCTCTGGCGCCGACATCATTTTTGAGTCGGTGTCGTTCAACGTGGGCGAGATCATCACGCTCAACAGCGCGACCATTACTGCCAACTGAGGGCTGAATCATGGCTCTGTGGGGAACAGGACGCTGGGACGTAGCCAAATGGACCGAGCAAGTCGGTCAGATGGCCGCGACCGAAACCGGCGTCGATGTGTTCTCCGGGGAGGGCGATGTGGTGGTGGCCGGCACGATGGCCGCCACCGAGTCCCAGGTCGACACCTTTGCCGCGATTGGCACCGTCGAGATCGTTGGCCAGATGGCCGCGGTCGAGTCTGAGGTCGACACTTTTGCGGGTGAGGGTGATGTGCAGGTGGTGGGCGACATGGCCGCCACCGAAAGCAACACAGACACCTTTGCGGCCGAGGGCGATGTGCAGTTGGGCGGCACCATGGCCGCCACAGAAACCGGTGTCGATGTGTTCAGCGCCGACGGCGATGTCGAGATCGTCGGCACCATGGCGGCCCTGGAAACCGGCGTCGATGTGTTTGCCGCCGAGGGCGATGTTGGCAACGCCGGCACGATGGCCGCGGTGGAAACCGAGGTTGACACCTTTGCGGCCACCGGCAACGTCACA